ACATATCTCCGAGGCATTTATCGGTGTAAGCAACACCTCCATCGTACAATGCTGTTATATATTTTAGATCGTCTTGCTTTAATCTGATCTGATTCAACGAATTGTTCTTGTTAATATCTGCTGCGTTGTGCCGGTTGATTTTTGACAAATACTCGCTTGCAAACAACTCTCCATCGCCTCCGGTAAAATCTCCCTTATAGTCGGGATAGAATATTTTATTGTAAGGGTCCGGTGAATCGTAAGGTAACTTGGTAAAGTCGGAATGGACGTCGTAATAATGTAAAAAGAGAAAGAGTTTTTCGCCCCCGGCCTTTTCCAGATGTTCTGCTGTGAACCGGTTATGTGATTTGGCATTAAAGTGAGTTTCAAGATATGTATCAAAACCACGTGCAAAACCGCATTGCGGGATCAACTGCTCGCAGGCCTGCACAAATCCAAGCGTAGTAAAACCATTTTGCTTTAAAACTTCAGTGAGAGTCGTTATCGACAGACTCAAAGCAGTTCTTACATTGACGCCGTGCGTGACAGGGTACAATCCGGTAAACATGGACATGTGTGAGGAACAGGTATTCGGTTCGTGAATATAACAGTTTTTGAAGAGAACATTTTTCTCCGCAAAGGCATCGATGTTCTCAGTGGTGATTTTTGGGTATCCGTAGCAGCCGACGTGATCCCACCTTAGCGTGCCAATGCTTATCAGGATCACGTTCGGTTTTTCTTTTAGTTTGCCCTTGCCTGCACAGCCGCTCAGCCACAAACTCGGAGACAAACTCCCTGCAATTGTCCCATACAGGCCATATTTCAATATCCTGCGCCGGCTAATAACTTTATGATTGGTTTGTTTGCCGCCTGTATGCGTTTTTTTCTTCATTTTATTATTATAACAAGACCGTACCGGAATTGCAATATGGTCATTGCTTTCTTCGAGACACTACATTTGATTTATAACGCTCAGGTAACATCTGAGAAACTTGAATTTTTAAGAGAGATTTGATATACTGTTGGAAATAAGGTTTAGCAGTGCAGCTAAGTGGGGATATACAATAATGGTTATATAGGCCGGAAAACGATTTTAAAGATGGATTCAGAAAACAAAAATAAGCTGTGGCTGATCGTTGTCGGTTTGGCCCTGTTTATATGTATAGGTATTGCTGTAAATAAATTTATGGAAGGTGCACCTATAAAACAAGCATTGGGAGAATCTTATATTAATAAATATTTATTAGGACCTAAAGCACAGATAGATGTTGATGCTGAACGTAAAAAAGAATTATTACAAAGACCTGTTGTAAACACAGAAGATGTAATGACTTTACAAGATACACCTTTTAATATTCAAAGAGGTGAAGAGTTTGCAGCTGCAGAACGTGGTAGAAGAAAAGCACCTTTTATGGCTCAAAGTGCAATGGCCGATGAAACAAGAAGATTAAAAGCTATGAAAGAAATGAAAAGTTTATACGAAACATATTCTGATAAAGAACTTATGGACATGCTAGCAGCATCTCAACCTTTACAACAAGCTGGAATTAGTCCACAAGATTATCTTAATATGATAGGTGGAACTGAAAGAATTACACCTGCAGTCACTTCAACATTAAGTGGTTTAGAAGCATTAAGATCAAACATACAAGAACAAGAAGCAATGCAAAGAATTGCAGATGCAGGAGGAGTTGCTAATTTAGCAGGTGGAGGAATAGCAGAAATTAGAAGACCTAACTCAATTCCCCCTGAATCCGGCCCAACGCCTCAAGGGTTGCTATCTGTTAAAAACAATGTTAAGAGGTACTAGGAGTATTAAATGGCAGATATAGACAAAGGACTCCCTAACACACGTACGGAAATTGAAATCCCTTCAGAAGAGGAGATGCAAGAAGAAGTTGGTGTTGAGGAAGAAGTAGAAAAAGGACCCGTTGAAATAACACCAGAAGAAGATGGTGGTGCAACTATTGATTTTGACCCAAGTGCAGTAAACACTATGGGATCACAAAATCATTTTGATAATTTAGCAGATATTTTACCTGATGAAGTTTTAGAACCTATTGGAAATGAAATGGTTCAAAACTTTATGGATTATAAAAATTCAAGAAAAGATTGGGAACAATCTTACACAAAAGGTTTAGACCTATTAGGATTTAAATATGATAATAGAACAGAACCTTTCCAAGGTGCTTCAGGTGCAACACACCCAGTATTAGCAGAAGCAGTAACTCAATTCCAAGCTCAAGCTTACAAAGAATTATTACCTGCAGATGGTCCAGTTAGAACACAAGTAATCGGAATTAAAAATCCACAAACAGAGCAACAAGCTCAACGTGTTAAAGATTACATGAATTATTTAATCATGGACACGATGAAAGAATATGAATCTGAATTTGATTCTATGTTATTTCATTTACCATTATCAGGATCAACATTTAAAAAAATTTACTATGATGTAAATATGGGAAGAGTGGTATCAAAGTTTGTACCAGCAGATGAATTAGTTGTCCCGTATACAGCTACCTCATTAGATGATGCGGAGGCAGTAATTCATACTGTAAAAATTTCTGAGAACGAATTAAGAAAACAACAAGTCAATGGATTTTATTCTGATGTTGAATTAGGAACACCTGGATCTAGCGACTCTAATGAGTTAGAGAGAAAAGAACATGAACTAGAAGGTACACGAAGATCTGGAAAACAAGATGACATGTACACTTTATTAGAATGTCATACTAATTTAGATTTAGAAGGTTTCGAAGACGTTGGAGCTGATGGCGAACCAACTGGAATAAAATTACCTTACATCGTAACAGTCGAAGAAGGTAGTAGAAAAGTTCTTTCTATTAGAAGGAACTATGCACCCGATGACATAAAGAAAAATAAAATCCAATACTTCGTCCATTTCAAATTTCTGCCAGGACTAGGATTTTATGGCTTTGGTCTCATTCATATGATTGGCGGTTTGAGCCGTACAGCAACGACGGCTCTCCGTCAATTGCTAGATGCGGGTACACTTGCAAACTTACCTGCAGGATTTAAACAACGTGGTGTAAGAGTTAGAGATGAAGCTTCTCCAATTCAACCAGGTGAGTTTAAAGATGTAGATGCACCGGGTGGATCATTAAGAGATGCATTCTTTCCTTTACCATACAAAGAACCTTCTCCAACATTATTACAATTATTAGGAGTTGTTGTTCAAGCAGGTCAAAGATTCGCGGCTATTGCTGATATGCAAGTTGGTGATGGTAACCAAGGAGCAGCTGTAGGTACAACTGTTGCATTATTAGAACGTGGTTCAAGAGTTATGTCTGCAATTCACAAAAGATGTTATGCAGCAATGAAGAATGAATTTAAATTATTAGGAAAAATAGTTGCACAATATTTACCACCAGAATATCCTTATGATGTTGTAGGTGGTGCAAGAAATATTAAGCAAACAGATTTTGATGATAGAATAGATGTAATCCCAGTTGCGGATCCTAATATATTTTCAATGTCTCAAAGAATTACTTTAGCACAAACGCAATTACAAATTGCAACTGCTAATCCAAACTTACACAACATGTATCAAGTTTATAGAAACATGTATGAAGCAATTGGAGTAAAAGATGTAGATGCAGTTCTACCTCCACCAGCACCAATGGCTCCAATGGACCCAAGTTTAGAACATATTAATGCTTTAGGTGGTAAACCTTTCCAAGCTTTCCCAGGTCAAGACCATCAAGCTCACATCACAGCGCATTTAAACTTCATGTCAACTAACATGGTTAGAAATAATCCTGCGATTATGGCCTCAATACAAAAAAATATACTAGAACACATTTCAATTATGGCTCAAGAACAAGTTCAACTTGAATTTAGAGAGCAATTAGCTGAAATGCAGATGATGCAACAGCAAGCTGCAACAAATCCACAGGTTCAACAACAACTTCAACAGATGACACAACAAATTGAAGCAAGAAAAGCAGTGTTAATAGCTGAAATGACTGATGATTTTATGAAAGAAGAGAACAAAATTACTTCTCAATTCGATTCAGACCCACTATTAAAGCTAAAAGCACGTGAAGTTGACCTAAGAGCAATGGAAAATGAACGTAAAAAAGACTATGACAAAGCTCAAACAGAGTTAAACAGAGCAAAATTGATGCAAGCAAGAGAATTAGCTGAAGATAAGATGGAACAAAACGAAGATTTAGCTAAATTAAGAGCTGGAGTAAGCCTTGCAGGCAAAGGAATTAAACAAATGTCTGTTATTGACAATGAATAATGATATAATAGATTAAAAAAAGGTAAAAAACTATGATGAACTATAAAAAACAAAAAATGATTAACATTCCTGACCAAAATGTAGAAGTAGATCCTAGATCTAAGACTACAGCTGACAAATCGTTCAATGGTTTGCCAATGGGAGACAAAGAACAGGTCAAAGGTCAAAATAGAATGTTAGCTGAAAAGAAAAGAAAAGCTACTTGGTACTAATATGTGGTTCGGTGCTATTAAATTAGCCGTTCAAGCTGGCTCTCACATATTTAAAAACCGTCAAAAGACAAAAATGTTAATGGCGGATGCACAAATGCGTCATGCAGAAAAAATGGCAAATGGAGAAGCGGAATATCAGGGCAAATTATTAGAATCAAGAAATTCTGACTGGAAAGACGAATTTATTTTACTATTGCTTTCGGCTCCAATTGCGTTATTATCATGGGCAGTGTTTTCGGACGATCCAAGTGCAATGGAAAAGATGAAATTGTTCTTTGAATACTTTTCACAACTTCCATTTTGGTATCAAACGATTTTTGTAGGCGTCATTGCGAGCGTTTACGGATTAAAAGCAACTGATTTAATTAAAAGGAAATAAAAAATGTCTAAATATTTTAAAGCATATAATTCAATTAAAAATATAATTAAAGGTTCAAAAACTTCACCTGATATCAAATCAGTAAAACCAAATATTCCAAAAACAGACATGGACAAAAAAATGTCAGAACACAAAATTAACATGTCTAAAATAAAAGGAAAAGTATTTCATCAATTTAAAGACACTAATAAAAAAATTGATGATGCTATTGTAAATGTAAAACAAAAACTTCAAAAAACTAGAGGTGAAAAAGTAACTGAGTCTGGTGTTTCAAAAGGTAAAGATAGAGTTGAAAGAAAATTTGGATCACCTAAATCTGGTGAAAAAGTTCCAAGCAAATTAAAAGGTTTTGCAAAACTTCCAGAAAAAGTTCAAGAAAAAATAAATAAAAAACTAGCAAAGAAGGTATAATGTCAAATAAATATCACATAACTAAAGAAGGCAAAAAAGCAAAAAAAGGTCTTTGGTATAACATTCATCAAAAAAGAAAACGTGGTGAGAAAATGAGAAAAAAAGGTGATAAGGGTGCACCTACAGCAAAGGCTATTAAAAGATCTCAAGCGTAATGTACAGAAAGCAGTTTAGGTCTGGAAGTAAATCACCAGCGTGGCAACGTAAAGAAGGTAAGTCTGAGTCTGGTGGATTAAATAAAAAAGGTGTTGCATCTTATAGAGCAGCAAATCCAGGTTCTAAATTAAAAACTGCAGTTACAACTAAACCATCAAAATTAAAAAAAGGATCTAAAGCAGCTAAAAGAAGAAAATCATTTTGTGCTAGAATGAAAGGTATGAAAAAAAGACTTACTTCTGCTAAGACTGCAAGAGATCCAGATTCAAGAATTAATAAATCATTAAGAAAGTGGAATTGCTAATGTTTGATAATTTTATGTATAAAATATTAGGTGCAATTGATAACTTTTTTATTGCAATAGAGGAGGCTTATGAGAGACTCAAAAACAATAGAATCTTTTCTTCAAAAAAAAGAAAAAGAAAGTAAACAAAAATCTTTATTTAAAGATTTGAAAAAAGAAGTGAATACCGGAGCAAACGGTACTCAAAAGTATGTTATTAAGAAAGGCGAAAACAAAGGAAAGGTAGCAGATATAAATGCAATTAGAAACAGTAATAAACAAAGTTCTTAGATACTTAAATAACAGATTGGATGCACTGTCCATGAACGTCACTTCTGGTGGGGTTGACAGTATGGAAAATTACAAGTATATAATAGGACAAATAAATGCCTATGAGGCAACTAAACAGGAAATCTCTAACCTGCTAGAAGATAAGGAGCAAAAAAATGAAACTGAGAGATCAGAAGAGTGAAAAAATAATAATGCCTGACAATGAATTAGTCGGCGTTAAAAAATCAGAAAATAAATCCGAAAAAAAAGAAGAACCTAAACTACCAAAACCTACGGGTTGGAGAATGTTAGTTTTACCTTTCAAAATGAAAGACAAAACTAAAGGTGGTTTATTGTTAGCTGAAGATACTTTGGAGCGACAGCAAGTTGCTTCTCAAGTAGGTTTGGTATTGGCTATGGGTGATCAATGTTATAAGGATAAGGAGAGATATCCTGATGGTCCATGGTGCAAGGTCAATGATTGGGTGATGTTTGCAAGGTATGCAGGATCACGAATCAAAATAGATGGTGGCGAGATTCGTCTGCTAAACGACGATGAAGTTTTAGCAACAATTGATAGTCCAGAGGACATCTTGCATGAGTTCTAAAACATAGGAAGGAGACGCTATGCCAGAAGAAGAAAACAAAACAGTAGATATTGATACATCAGGTCCTGATGCTACAGTAGATATTGAAGAAACAAAAGATGAGTCTGTTGTTGAAACAGGTTCAGAAGAAACAGGAAACACGGATCAAGGAACAGAAGAAACTACACAAGAAACAAGTAACAAGGATGACGAACTAGAAGACTACAGTAAAGGTGTTCAAGCTCGTATTGCGAAATTAACTCGTAAAATGAGAGAAGCTGAAAGAAGGGAAAAAGCTGCGGTTGAATATGCTAGAGCTGTAGAAGAAAAAAGAAAAGTACTAGAGGAAAGGTTTGAAAAAACTGATTCTGAGTATGTTAAGAAATTTGAAACAAGCATTAAATCTGGTTTAGAGTCTGCTCAAAAAGAATTAGCAGCAGCTATTGAAGCAGGTGATGCAGCGGGTCAAGTTGAAGCTAATAAAAGAATTGCACAACTTACATTTGAAAATGCAAGACTTGAAGTAGCTAAAGAAGGTAGAGAAGTTAGACAAAAGCAGGTAGAAACACCTGTACAACCAGCGCAGACGTATCAAACAATGAATACATCTGAGGCGTCAAATCCAGATCCTAGAGCAGAAGATTGGGCAGCTAAAAACCCATGGTTTGGTACGGATAGAGCTATGACTTATACGGCTTTTGAAATACACAAAGATCTGACTGAAAAGGAAGGATATGACCCTAACTCGAACGAGTATTATGCAGAAGTTGACAAAAGAATCAGAGTTGACTTTCCTCATAAATTTGGTAATACTAATACTAAGCAATCGACGGCTCCTGTTCAGACAGTTGCTTCAGCTTCAAGAAGCGTTAAGCCAGGTCGCAGAACTGTGAAACTCACTTCATCACAGGTAGCAATAGCTAAAAAATTAGGAGTGCCACTCGAAGAATACGCAAAACAACTAAAACACGCGAAGGAAGGAGCGTAACATGGAAAAAGAAAATAAAACTTCACGTGCGGACCAAACACGGTCAAAGTCTGAAAGACCAAAAGTGTGGGTTCCACCATCTTCTCTAGATGCACCCCCTGCACCTGATGGATTCAGGTATAGATGGATTAGAGCAGAGAGCGTAGGCTTTCAAGATACTAAAAACGTAACTGGACGATTAAGAGAAGGTTATGAACTTGTTAGATCTGAAGAAGTTGAAAATGCATCTGACTATCCTGTTGTCGAAGACGGCAAATACAAGGGAGTGATTGGGGTAGGTGGCCTTTTACTTGCGAAGGTACCAACAGAGATCGCGCAACAACGTCAAGAGTATATGACTAATCGTCATAAACAACGTGATGAAGCAATCGATAACGATCTTATGAAGGAGCAGGACCAGAGGATGCCTATCAATGTTGATAGACAGTCTCGTGTAACCTTCGGTGGTACGAAGAAATAATTTTTTTGTTATTTCTGACTCATCGAAACTAACAACTAACAAACTATTGTAATAGGAGACAATAATATGGCTAATAGAAACACACAAGGTTTCGGTCTTATTCCTGCAGGAACGCTTGGATCAACTCCAGCGACTTCTGGTCAAGGGAAATATAAAATCGACGCCGGCTATACAACTACTATTTACAATGGCGGAGCTGTAAAATCTGCAGCAGGTTATATAGTTGAAGGTCAAGGTTCAGCTGCACCAATTATTGGTGTGTTGAATGGAATATTCTACAATGCGGCTAACACTTTAAAGCCAACTTGGTCGAATTTTTATCTTCAACCAATTACACCTGCAAACAGCGAAGACATCGACGCTTTTGTAATAGACAACCCAACACAACAATATGTAGTAGCAACTGATGATACAGCTGCACAAGCAGTGTATTTAGAAACATTCGATATGAATACTTCTACTGGTGATAACACTACTGGTAAATCAGAAGCAACACTAGATATTGGAACTACAGGTGCGGATGACAAACAATTCAGATTATTAAGATCAGCAGAGGATCCTGAAAATGATACTAATGCTGCTTACAGATCTGTTGTAGTTGTTCCTAACTTGTTAGAACTACAATCGTAATAGGAGAATAGGAGAATAAATTATGGCTATATCACGATCACAACTAGTTAAAGAACTAGAGCCAGGATTGAATGCACTATTCGGCCTGGAATATAAAAGGTATGAAAA